ATCGTTTGCAGCTACGAATTGCGCAGTATTGGTTGCTTTCTCAGTAGTTTTAAGTGTGCCATAGTTTGATGGATGTACTATGTAAGCTAAGTCGCCTAGTAGTGCATTATCAACTCTAACAGCAGTTTCCATTGAAACCATCTCAGCAAAAGTAGGAGCAGCAGCACTTGAAAGTGATACTGAGTTAATTCCTGAAGTGTTAGTAATACCTGTTGGATTACCTGAGCTTCCAGAACCTTCTAATGCAGCGTCATCAATAGCAATAGCCATTGAAGCAGCTAGATCGTTTCTAATTAAGTTTTCTACATCTAATGATGATTGGATCATAAGTTGTCTAGTAACGTCTGTAAAAGCTCCAAGAGACTTAGGACTCATAGAGACTGAACCAACTGTGAACTCACTTTCACTAGCAGCTCCGCCTTCTGAACTAATAAACGCAGCAGTTGATGCAGCAGTTTTTCTTGGGATTTTAACATCGCCAGACAGGCCATTTAACATAGTAGCTAGTGGCATTACTGCTGAGTTATTTCTTAACACATCAATAAAGTCGCCAGCTCTGTAGTCTTGACCAATAAGATCACCATCTGATCCAGCACTTAAATCTCTCTGACTCCAATTTCTTAGAACTTCAGATGGCAACATTACGCCTTGCGCAGTTGTGCCATAAGCTCTCTGAGCAGCTTCAGATGCTTCAAATTCAAAACTTGCAGCTTCTTGTGCTTTTCTGTCAGTAGGATTAGCCATAGCATTAATAGCTCTTAAGATGCTAAATCTTTTTGTTTCTTTTTCTGTAAGACCAATATCTTTTGGAGTTTCTAAAGGAGTATCATTAGAAATATTATCTAATAGTAAACCTCTAAATTCTTCAACAGATTTGCCTTCAGAAATAGCTTGATGTGCTAGGTCTCTTTTGTTGTGCTTAACAGCTAAATCAATAATCTCTTTTGAGTTTCTTGCAAATTCTTTTTTAGCTTCTGCGGCACTTTCTGATCTAACTTCATCAAGATTAATTTCTTGTTTTTCGTTTTCCATTATTTCTACCTTAGTTATATTATCTTTTTCTTTAGATCGACCAACACCTACAACTCTGCTTTGGTCAGCAGGCACAGCAACACTTGATATTTCAAGTGGTGTCCAGCTTGCTCTATAAAAACTTTCGTCATCTTTATTGGTGCGAACTAATTTATCAATTCTATACCCAACAGATATGTTCATTCTTATACCATCGGATACGTCCCTAAAAACTTCTTGAGCAAGGTTTGAATTACCAAAACGAACCACAGCAATTGTCCTTTTCGCTGTCTCATCAAGTTTAAATTCTTCTACTACGCCAATCTGCTTGGTCATATCATGATCCATAAGCAAAGGCGCACGGCCTGAGTTCATAAATTCCATATTTATATCTTCAGCGCTGTGTCCTAGCACTTCCATGCCAAAACTACGTTCTACAGGCTCTTCACTAGAAACGCCAACACGAACTAACCTTTTTTCTTCATCAATATATTCTGATCTTGATAAATCAATAGTCCTGTAGTTGACTTTTAAATCAACAACTTTTCTATCTTTTTCATCATCGTCATAATGATAAGGTCTTTCCGCCTCAGTCATTTCCATTTCTTCGCCTTCTTTTTCTTCATCCTCATGATGCTTTGCAAATTCGACAACAACTTTATCATCGGTTTCGCTAACATTGAGGATATGCCTATCTTCTTTATCTATCATAGATTTCTCCTCTTTATTTTTGCTTGATAAAGGATGTGATGCAGGCAACAGATCAGTATCATGTTTGCCTGACTTAAATCTGCCTGTTCTTAGAACACGCAAAAAACTTAGTACTCTTCCCATCGCCCATTGCTCTTTTGACGTAACATTTGGACGGACGCTTGAAGGATTGGTGTTATAAGCACCAATCCCTCTGTTGTAAACTTTTTGTAATGTTGCATAACTAGTTCTCTTAGATGGGTTATCGCCAACTTCTTTATTATGCTCTCTTGCTTTTTCTCTTAGTGTCTCTTCTGTTCCTCTTAGCATCATTTCTTCCTCGTAATCTCTATCATCATCCATTTGCTCAACTAATCTTTTTGACCAACTAAATCCTGCATCTCCACCCCACAATGCCCAAGCTATTCTCCCATTAGAAGGATAACCATCTTCTCCTGAATAAAAACCCTCTGCTTGTTTGTCAACCTCATGTCTTGAGAAAAAACTAAACATTCTTTTGATTGTTTCATCTGACAAGTTTTCATTTGCTACTATCTGTCTTGCTCTAGTAGCACCAACTCTCGTGCCACCACGACCAAACTCTTCTCGCCAATCCAAGCCTTTTTGTGCCTCAGCTTTCATGCCCTCTGTTGGTTTAGCCATCATCATCCTCCGATGCGCCAACAATATTTGCTTCTACTGGTTGTTTTTGTCCGAATGGCTGGTAAGCCAACTCAATACCATATTGTTTTGCTAGCTCTATTTCTTTTTGATGTTGCTCAAAAAGCTCTTCGGTATCTCGGCCATAACTAGCAGAAATATCTGCGTAAGTAACTGTTCCATTCTGTAGTCCTACTACATTTGCTTGCATTTCTTTAAGTGGATCAATCCATGAGAATGATCGTGGTATATAGCTTATACCTCCTGCAAACTTGTCATATTTTGCTATTGGCAAACTCAAGTAACCTGTTGATATAGACATTTCTAACCAAGACTTAAAAATTGGATCAACAAAATGTTCTATAACAAATTGTTGCATTAATTGATAGTTACTTCTATCTTCCAAAGCACCCTGTCTAATAGATGAATAATTGACTGAAGTCAAATCATTAGACAAAGAATGATAAGAAATATTTAACCCACTTGCAATACTTCTTAATACGCTGGTTGTAAAAGATTCAAATGCTGAAGTTGGATGTGTTGGATCAAAGCTCTGGAAGGTCATACCGCTTGGCAACTGCTCAAAGATACCAGCCTGTGCGTTCATTGTTGGTGAAAACGTATCTTCGTATTCACCATCACCAACATAACCATCACCATCAGGACTGGTAAAGAAACCCATTTTTGATGCCGCCACTCTTGCAGCCACTATCTCTGCTTCAAGATATGCATTAAGCTGTTTCACGTTTGCCATTACTGGAGCAATAAAAGATACGCCTCTTGTTTGCTCTGCTCTGTTTGGTAAGTACGCATGAATAATCTCATCTGCTGGCACTCTTATATACTGCTGTTCTGGTTTTGGATAAGTGTTATCGTAAGGATGTTTTTTAAATAAATGATAAGCTACAGGCTTGCCATTTTTATTTACCTCTACACCCATCTTAATTGAGTTGCCATTACCTCTTGCTTCTTCGTTTTTTTGCTCGTCTAAATGATCTGCTTCTAAAAATTGTATTTGAAAACCAAAAGGTGAATCAGTAGTTTTAATTTTTCTTATTAATACCTCACCATCTCTTAATAAAGTTTCTATAAATATTTTTTGACAATCAAGAAATGATAATCTTCCGTTTGATGTGCAATTACCTAATCTTGACCATTCTTTCCAAGCTCCTTCAATAAGCTGGTTTCCAGCAAGATCAAGTGAACCATCATTGTTCCTGCTCTTGCTGGATACTCTTACGCCTTGCTTGCCAATGACATTAGACACCATCAGGTTTAAGTATCTTGAGATATAAGCGTCATTGCGTGCTAACTCTCTTCCTCGATCTCTTAATATTCTTATATTGTCTTTTATCTCGGCATCAGCGCTAGTAGAGCTTGTTAAAAAGTCTGCAAATAGTCTCCCTGTATTTGCTCCTTGATAACTTCTCTTAAAAGTTCTTTTCTTACCTTTTTTATTATTGCCAAATAAATTATCGTACCAAGCCATTATGTGTACTCTGTTGGATTAATATTTTTTAATGAACCAAACTGTACCTTAATAGTATTGCCTGATCCTTGTTTGTTTCTAATTCTAGCTAATTTTATTTCTTTCATATATTCAGCTTTGTATCTGTCTCTAAATGTCATTAGTTCCTCAACAGACATTCTTGATAGTGATCTACCACCTAATGAAAATGAAGATTGATCTATTGTTGCACGTCCCTCTATAACAGCCTCTATTGCATCAAGAACTTTTTTTGCATGACTTCTAAGGTCTGCATTTGTGTTTGCTAGATTTATTGTTATCTCAGTTCTTCCTGAGTCAACCATGATTCTCTCAGAGTCAGCGCTTCTGGTTATGTATGCTTCCCAGATATAGTCGCCAGCAGTATAGCTTGCTGTTGTTGATGATCCTACTTCTATATAGTAAGTATCATCGGCTTCAGTTGCGGTTATAGTAAATTGTTTATTACCACCACCGCCTGAGTCATCATGAAACTCATAAGTAAGAGCAAACGTGCTTGGAGGATAGTCAGTCGCTAAATCATCTCTTTTCCATGCGAATCTGTCGCCTGCAACAAGTTTTGCTGGTTCAGCAGTAGGATAATTAGTTCTATCGAATTTATTACTCAAGCAGACCTCTTAAAATAGATTAATCTACTATCACATTATGGTTTTCTATGCAAATGTCAACGATTATTTCCAAGAAGTAGCAAAATTTTTAGTATTTCTTCGTTTTTTCTTTGACTTTTGTCCTGTTTTCGCCATATTTTCAGCATTTGTCATAATTTTTTGGTCTATAACGTCAAAATTTGGATTTAAAATGTAAATAGCTGCAAAATTATAGACCATTGTATCTAAGGCTTCGTTTCTTGGACGTATTTGTTTCCAAACAAGTGATTTGCGACCACGCACAAACTTAGTTATTCTTTTTTCTGCTGTTAACTGCTTAAAATATTCTTCATCTACATCTGCTGGAAAATGTAATGTTGAGTTTTCGACATCTGTTGACAATCTTGCAAATATAGCTTCCTTTGCTGTATCTGTACCAACAGGGTATAACACAGCCTTGTTCTTACCAACAAACGAAGGTTTGTTTGCAATAGGCTTACCTAATTGGTTTATACCTTTAATACTAAAAACTCTTCTTGACTGTCTGGGTTTTGTAAACTGGTAAACTTGATTTGTATGATGACCACCAGAGTCAATACAGACGCAAGATACAGGTAAGCTCCTACCAGACACAGTTTTAAATCTTTGCTTTATGTATTCATCTAATTCTTGCCAAACCTGTATACTGTTTGGGTCACCCCAAAATATTCTGTATTCTAGCACCCAAGCCTCATAATCTTTTCCGAATCCCATAAGCTGCAATTCAATACGATCTTTCTGAGTGTCGCAGCCAGCAGTAATTACTAGCACATCATCTGGTATTGTATTTATATCGTAATGTAATCTTCTTTGCAGTAGAGTTTCATACTCTACTCCTTCTCCTTGTTCTTCCCAAGTTTCGCCTAGCGCTGTGTTAATCCAAGTCTTTAACATCTCTGGTTGTTTTTTAGCTTCAAGAAAGTTTTGCGCCATATCTGCCCAAGTTGACCATACTGAGTATAGCTCTGATATATGAAAGCCTGCTGTGTCTTTACTTGTATCTGTAGCAACCCAATTACCATGTTTTAACATCCAGCTTTTTTTTGACTCTTCTATAACAGCACCACAATGATCGCAAGCATAGTTAGCAGTTTCAGGTTTGTTTTCTTCCCATACCACATTTGACCATTTAAGAACTTGATACTCATTACATTCAGGGCATGGCACTTCATAATATCTTTTATCTGATTCCTCAAAAGCGGTTTCAATTCTTGACAAACCTTTTATTGTTGGCGTTGAACACATGTATATCTTTCTGTTCCAGAATGTAGTTGTTCTTTTTGTAGCAAGTGATATAGGATCACCCTCAGCACCAGCAGAAGTCTCGTAACGATCACATTCGTCTGCTAATAATAACCTAACTGGTCTTGAGGCCAGACCGCTTGCAGAGTTAGAACCCACTATAGTCAAATGACCAGAGGGAAAAGATTTATGTAAAACTGTATTACCTGAGTCTCTACTTCTTGGGTCTTTTACACAATTTCTAATCTTTTCTGAATCTCTTATCATGGTGGCAAGCCTGTCTTTAGAAAATGCCTGAGCCATTTGTAGTGTTGGCTGCATAATTAACATAGGAGCTGGGTCTTGATCTATATAGTAAGCTATAACATTTAAAAGTATCTCTGTAGCACCAACCTGTGCTGACTTCATAAAAACTATGCGATTTATGTTGGGATCATTGAAAGCATCCATTATGTCTCTTTGATACTCTGCTCTGCTTGTTCTCCATTGCCCAGCTTCAGCAGAAGATTCAGCAGATAGCTTTCTGTATGTGTCTGCCCAGTCGCTAATTTTTAGATTTGGTGGAGGCGTCCAAGTCTTTTTTGTTTTTTGTAATACTTTTTCTATATTGTGTAGGTATTCCATCATCTGCTAGTTCTTGTAATGAATCATATACTTGTTCCTTAATAACTTCTTCTACTTCAGAATATTTGTCAAGAGTTAGAACTTGATGAGCTATCCTAGAAGGTAAGCCTAAAAGTTTTGCTCTAACATTAGCAACATAGTCTATCCATGTATCAGCTACAAGCTCTGCTGGTATAAGCTTGGCCTCAAGTTCAGAAACCTCTAATTCAGCCTTATCTGCTTGTGCCTTTGTCAATCTTGCTTTTTCTTCAGCAATATCAGCAGTACCATCTTTCTTTGTGTATCTGGCAGCTTTTCGCAGATAGTTTAAATACTGTAGTCTGCAAGCATCTATGTTTACAGGTGATCTACCAGAACCAATAGTAATAACATTATTTCTTATAAGGTCATTGATTGATTGTGGTGATAATCCTAAATGCTCTGCTAGTTCCTTTCTTGTTGCCAATATTTGTATCCAAATTACTCTCTAAATCAATAATATACTTGATTCACAGCTCTTTTACAAAATTATAGACTGTATTATAAATATGGTGAATAGTATGGCGCTGTCTCTAAACAAAACCTTTGGTGCTGCAACCTG